TTTCATTTAAATGATGTTATAAGAATATGTAAAGACTTAAGAGAAGATTATGCTATTATAATTATGAGTGAATTTCCTATTGTAGTTGAAGAAAATCCAAAGTTTCCTGTTGCTGTTCCTCAAATACCTGATGTAAGAGTTTGGTCATCTGTGATTGAAATAGCAGATCACTTTTTAGGCTGTGATAGTTTAGGACAACACATGGCAAAAGCATTAGGAACAACTTGTACAAGTGTAATAGGAAGTACATATCCAATTAATATATCTTATCCTGATTCAGAAGATTTTGATATTATTGATTTAGGAGAAGGAAAAAGAAAATTCAGTCCAATTAGATTATCAATGGAAGATGAAATAGAAAGATATAATGACGAAGTCATGGAGTTGAACGATGAAAGTTTTAAAAAAATTATATCAAGCGTTCGTAAACGTCTTGGTAAGCCTAGGTCTTATACGGGCACCTATAAACCCCAACAAGGAGAAGGCGAAGTCTGCCCGACACATGGCGTCGTACACAACCAAAATGATGCGGGAGTAACACACGCCAAGCCACAAGCACAAATTTTAGGAAGGACAGGACAATGACACAATGGATAGGAGCAATCACAAGAGGTCATAATGGTGGAGCCGTTCTATTAAAAGACGGTAAACTTGTTTTTGCTATAGAAGAAGAAAGATTATCAAGAAAAAAATATGATGGCGGACCATATGCCGCTATGATTAAATTTAAAAAATATACAGAAAAGTTAGATTACCTTGTAGTAGCTCATACACAACCATTAGATGAGTCTAGTAGAGTTGATTTTAGTGGAGGAGATGTATATACAGGACTAGCTAGAAAAATAGGATTAATAGATGGAAAAGATTCTGCCTATAGTAGAGAAGGTAAACATAGACAAGTAATAGATCTAAGTCATATACACCACAAGTTACATGCGGCTTGTGCCTTTTATAGGTCAGGATTTGAATCAGCGACAGCAGTTATCGTTGACGGTGCGGGAACATTTATTCCTATGAATATAAATGCTGGTATGTTTAATGAAGAATTTATGACATGGGAGTGTGAAAGTATTTTTACATGTAACTATCCTGATGCTTTTAAGACTTTATATAAACATCAAGGAGGCAATGGACCATATCCAGGAACACATGTACACCAAATTCAAAGTGATCGAGAAGGTGAAGAAGGGTTTCACGAACTAGTTTTAGACGACACAGCAGGTATTACTAAAGCCTATGAAGCAGTAACACAGTATTGTGGATTCCAACCAATCGAAGCAGGCAAAACTATGGGACTGGCTCCGTACGGGAAAAAGAATTCTAAGATTCCTCCAATATATACAGATGGTAATGGAGGTAAATGGCGAACCTCTGATAGGAGTGTGATCATTCCAACCTATCCTAATGCGGCATTGGTTAATGACGGCAAGTATGATTATCTACATACTAGTCAAGATTTACTTAACAGCAAGGTTGATTTAACCACACTTGAAAACAGAAGAGACATGGCTTATGCTATTCAAGCCGAATCACAAGAAGAAGTACTTAAACTTATATTCAAAGCAGTGGAAATGTCAGGCAATAAAAACGTTGTATTAAGCGGAGGTTATGCTTTAAATTGTGTTGCTAACTATTGGTACTTGGACAAGTTAAACAAAGAAGGTATTGAATTGTATGTTGAACCTGTTTCCAGTGATGCTGGTACAGCAATAGGAGCGGCCATGCTTACATATCACTCATTAACTAAAGATAAAACAATAAGAAATTATGCTGAAACCATTTACGAAGGATTCAGTTATCATTATGACAAGCATGAGATTGTAGAAGTTGCTGAAGATTATGGTGCGGAAGTAAAAAAATGTGATCATAAACAAGCAGTAGAGATAATTAGGAACAAAAATATTGTTGCTGTATGGCAAGGAAGATCAGAAAACGGTCCTAGAGCACTTGGAAACAGAAGTTTATTGTTTGATCCAACTTTTGAAGACGGAAAAGATCATGTGAATAAAGTAAAAAGAAGAGAATACTTTAGACCATTCGCAGGAACAATACTTTTAGAACATGCTGATGATTGGTTTGACATGAAAGGTTTGGAACAATCTCCACATATGATGTTTGCTATGGATTGTAAAGACGGTGTGGCTGAAAAAATTCCTTCTATAATCCATGTAGACGGAACTTGTAGGATACAAACCGTAACAAAAAAACAAAATAAACTATATTATGAAATAATTGAAGAGTTTTATAAACAATCCGGAGTACCGATTATATTCAATACGAGTTTTAATTTGGGCGGAGAACCATTAGTTGAAACATTAGATGATGCTGTCCGTACGTTACATAGCAGTGAAATAGAATATCTATATTTGCCAGAATACGAATTGTTAATAGAATTGAAAAATTAATGTTTCATGAAATCTATCCTATACCTGTATACAACACAAAACTTGACAATCATTTACAAGTACAAAAAGATTTTGAAGAAGTTGTTAAGGAAGATTCTAATTTTAAACAAAATTCAGGTTGGCATTGTAACGTAGACACAACTTTTGGACTTGTAGACGCTAATAGTTTACCATTTCAAAACTTTATTAAAGGTGCTATACGTGGTTTGAATGAATATCTTAGACATTTGGGAGTAGATCATCCAATTTCTTATGGAGTTGAGTGCTGGTTAAACAGATATAACAAAAATCAACACCAAGAATTACATAATCATGCTGGTGCTTGTGTAATAAGCTGTGCTTACATGATGAATCTTCCGCCCGATAGCGGAAAATTTGTTTTTTATAGAAATACTTATGATTTTTTTCATAATAGTAAACTGCCTTTATTAACATCCAACCATTTTATCTATAATAATAGGATAACACCACCGTTAGAAGAAGGAGATATTGTATTTTTTCCGAGTGTGCTAGAACATTATGTAACTGTTAATGAATCTGATAGCACAAGAGCAACCATTAGTGCTAATTTTACAATAAATGAGAGAATTGATGAAGAAAAATCAGATAAATGAAGATGAAATTTTCTTAATTAATGAAAATTATTCTGTTAAAGAAGAAACGTATGGCAGTAATCAACACAAGATTATTGTTGTAGATGATTTCTATGCTAATCCACATCAGGTAAGACAACTTGCTTTAGATATTCCTGCTTCTAGAAATCAAAGAATCAGAGGAGGCAATCCTGCTTGGAGAGTAAATGCTTTTTACATTCTAGATGATATGTCTTGGATTTATGATCAACTTTGTAGGCAGTATTATCCGCATGTTATGAGTCAATGGCCTCAAGGTGCTTTACAGGAAAGTTTTACAAGGGCAACATTTATGGTAAATGTAATGCAATCAGAAAATTTGCCAGCAGTAAAGCCTCATATGGATAATCCAAGTGGATTACATTTTGCTAGTACCATATATTTGAACAATGAAAACGAAAGTAACGGTGGAACTTCTTTTTATGAGTATGTAGGCACTAATATTAATGAACCAGTCACACAATATATTACAGATTCTACTAAAGAATGGGAAATGATTGGTATGGTTCCTATGAAATTTAACAGAATGGTGCTATACTTACAAAATGTATGGCATACAGCATACGTCAAACCTGGTATGTTTACAGATGATGTATACAGATTGAACCAACAGTTCTTTATTTAGGAGGAGATATGGAAGATAATTTTAATGGTATAGAGGAATATAGAAATGTATTTCCTATAGAATACTGTAAACAATTAATAGAAACATTTGAACAACGTGCTTCTATGCAATTGACTGAACATCAGACAGGTTTTAAGAATCAAGATGAAAGAATCTTTATGGACATGTCTAATCACAATAATATGTTTCATGTAGACGCAGATTTATGTAAATTTTTCTATCAAACGGTTGTAAAAACTTACGAAGAAAAATATGGCAAGAAATATGACAGCCTAAGAGCAGTGGTACAACACTCTCCCAAAGGAATGAGTATACAAAAAACTAGACCACACCAAGGATACCACGCTTGGCATTGCGAAAGTGCAGATCTTTGTACAAGTGCTAGAGTAATGGCATATACATTGTATCTAAACAGCGTAGAAGAAGGCGGAGAAACAGAATTTTTATATCAAGGTGTAAAAATTAAACCGGAACCAGGCAAGTTAGTATTCTTTCCTGCCTATTATACCCATCCACATAGAGGAAATCCTATCTATAAAGGAGTTAAGTACATTGTAAGTGGTTGGTACACTTTTGACGAATAAGGAGAATCTAATGAGATTACTAATAGCTATACTAGTTTTGTTTACAACAATAGCTGTCATTACAGATACACGGGCAACAGCAGGTGAATGGCAAGAAAAACCTGTGATGTGTGGTCCTGAAGAAGAAATTTTTCCTTTATTGAGAGATAAAGACGAAAGATTAGTGTTTGCTGGCAAATTGTTTGGCAAGGTTAGAGACCCAGACGAAGCAAATGGATTATCTCCAACACCAGCTGTTCTACCTTTTGCCTTATATGCTAATTTTAAAACAAAATCATTTACAGTTTTAGAATATCACGCGGCACCTTACTACCAATACTGTGTAATTGCTTACGGAACAGAATTAAATCTTGCGGAATGGGGAGACCCTACGTGAAAATTTGTGTAGTAGGTGGCGGAACTGCTGGTTTCGTTGCCGCACTAATACTCAAAAAAAGCTATCCTAACTTTACAGTGGATATTCTTAGGAGTTCAAAAATTGGAACAATAGGTGTAGGTGAAGGAAGTACTGAACACTGGTCTGCCTTTATGGATTTTTGTGGAATTCAGGCAGGAGATCTAATTAAAAATACAGATGCCACTTTCAAGTCAGGCATTATGTTTCAAAATTGGAGCAAAAGAGATTTTTTACAAAGTGTCCATGATCCATTTGTCAGTGAACATCTAGGTATGCCCATGATGTACGCAAAACTTATCAAAGACAATCCGCATCCAAAGGAATTAGTTGGAGCATATACGTGGGAAAGTCATTTACCATTCAATAAGTTTATGGAAGAAAATATTAATGACACTGGAGTAAGCCAATATCATTTTAACACACATAAACTTAATGACTTTCTAACAGCAAAAGCTATAGAATTAGGTTGTAACGTTATAGATGATGAAGTACAGGACGTTATTTTAAATGATTTAGGTTATGTAAAAAAATTACAAAGCAAAGACAACACATACGAATACGATTTTTATGTAGACTCTACTGGTTTTTCAAGATTACTTATAAACAAACTTGGTGCTAAATGGCAAAGTTACAGCAAATATTTAAAAATGAAAGAAGCTATTGTATTTCCAACAGCAGAAGAAGAAGAATTACCTCTTTGGACTGTGGCTAGGGCAATGAACAGTGGTTGGATGTTTAGAATTCCAGTGTGGGGTAGAAAAGGAAATGGATATATTTTTGATAGTGACTTTATCACACCAGATCAGGCACACGTAGAAGTTGAAACATACTTGGGTCATGGAGTTCAAATAGCAAAACATTTGAAATTTGATCCCGGAGCTCTTGATAAGCCGTGGATTAAAAATGTTTGTGCTATAGGATTAAGTGCTAGTTTCGTAGAACCACTTGAAGCAAGTTCAATTGGAACAAGTATCAATCAAAGTTTTTTATTAGCATCAAGAATACTTAATTATAATACAAAAAGTATAGATAGATATAACAAAGAAGTAGATTCTATTATGAATAATATTAGAGATTTCATTGTACTTCATTATATTACAAATAGGACTGATACACAATTTTGGACACATTTACAAACTGCTGAAATACCAGACAGTTTAGCAAATAATATGGACATGTGGAAGACAAGATTACCTATATCAGATGATTTTACAGATTGTACTTCTAAAATACTGTTCAATGAATACAATTATATTTTAGTCCTATATGGTTTAGGATTAATTGACACAGGATCTGTTCGTTATCAATACGAAAGCATTCCTAAGGAAGCAAAATTTTTTGCCGATCAAGCATTAGAAAACAAACTTGAACATGATAAACTAAAAACTATTCCTCATAAAATGATGATTGACCTCATTAGGAGAATAGCATGAGGCTATTCGCGTTTGGTTGTAGTCTAACACAATATTTTTATCCAACATGGGCTGACATTTTAATTCATCAATATAGAAATAAAGGTTACGAAGCAACCAATTGGGCTAAAAGCGGAGCAGGAAACGTTTATATAAATTGTAGATTGTGGGAAGCAAACACAATGCACAAATTTACCAAGGATGATATTATATTATTACAATGGACAAGTATGTTCCGTGAAGATAGATATCATATGGGACAAGGTTGGTGGACCCCTGGAAACTTTAGTAGAGAAACTATAACAGGTGATACAGCTTTTGTTTTAAATAATTACAGATACGAAAGCACATGGATATGGGCAGATATCATGTGGTGTGCTATGCGTGACTGTGCTTTGATGTCAGCAACGCACAAAGCACTAGAAGCTATTGGATGTAAAGTATATTCAACAGGATTTAGAAATCATTTAGAAAATTTTGAAGATCAATCTCCAACCTTCAATGAAAAAAATAAAAAACTCGAACTAGAAGATATGAGAGCTGTGTTAGAAAGTTATAAAGAAGATATTAAAACAAATTGTCCTCCTATACTTAATGCTTTGAATTTTGGAACAGATGACGACTTCTGGGATACACGCCCAAAAAGTGTGCCTACTTTGAAACCAGAACATGAACATTTACTACTTCCTGAAACTCATCCACTTACACACGAGGCGGCAAAATTTGTTGATGATTATGTAGAAAAAATAGAAGATCCAACTTGGGAATTTATAAACTCTTGGAAAGAAAAATACAGCAAACAAGATCCAATTGTATTACAAGATTTACAATGGTTTAATCCTGAAAAGATAGGTTGGTCTGATGATAGATGGAGACCATAGATGAGCATACCAGTAATAGGTTTAGATAGAGACGGAACAATAAATGAGGATATAGGTTTAACACAACAAGGTGTTCCGCCTTATTGTATAAGGCCAGAACAATTCAAACCAATTCCAGGTAGTTTAGAAGCTGTTAAAATAATTAGAGACAAAGGTTATGATGTAGTAATACTTACAAATCAATCTGGAATACAAAGAGGAGTGATGGATGCTGTTGATGTTGACATGGTCAATAATCATATGTTACAGCTCTTAGCTGAAGTAGGATGTAAAAGTATTAACGGATTGTATTATTCAACTACTCCATTTAAAGATGATCCATATAGAAAACCAAATCCTGGCATGTTTAAACGTGCCGCATCTGAAATAGGAGTTGATTGGAAAAACGGAGTATATGTTGGTGACAAAATTACTGACCTTAAAGCGGCTATTAAAGCAAAAGCAAAGCCAGTACTAGTAAAGACAGGGTATGGCGTTGAAACTGCTAAAAAACTTGAATCATTTGCTAACAAAGACTTAAAAAAGAAAACAGAAGTTTACGATAACTTACTGGCATTTGCCCACTCTTTAGTTGATATTTCATAGATTTTTGAACAGATACATATCTGTGTAAAACGATAAATACTGTATGGAGCAGGTAAATGAATAAACTTCTGACAAACTTCTTTACAAAAGGGCAAAATAATTCGATATTACTACCTAGTAGATCTAACTTCAGTTTTAGAGGTAGTTGGGTAGCGATACAAAGAAATAACACTATTATTGATAAGTTTCACTTAGGCGATTTTAGTAGTGCTATGTATCAAGTTGCTGTTGAATTTGACTCTAACGAAAAAGAAACTATGCAAATTTCTGTAGTGGCAAGACCAGACAGAGCAGTAGTTTCAATCTTTGGAAGAGCTACAATAAATCAAGAATTAATAGATATTACGGCGGCAGTTGATGCTAGTAGTGTATATCTATATGGTAGTCCTAAGACAAGGTCATATTTAGGAAGCAAAGTCACATTTCATGCTACTTATGCTCAGGCTATACACCAGTTGACTCCACCAGCTATTGTCGCAGATACATCAACTGAAGAGACAACTGGAATAAATACTTTTGATGCTATAACTAGCACATTTGATAAAACTAATGTAACATTTGATAGGACGTAAGGATGGCAAAATCAGTAATAAACGTAGGTACAGCCGCAAATGACGGAACTGGTGATAATCTCAGAGCAGGTGCTACCAAGATTAATGCCAACTCCGATGAGCTGTACAATGCTATAGGCGATGGCACTAATTTAAAAGATATCGTCAACACTAATTTGGAATTAGATGTTCCAAATGATAATAATAAAATTAATAAGGTAGCATTTCATGCCGCAAGTTTCAGCCAAATGAATGCTATTAGCACAAGCACTTATCACGGTGCTATGCTACACGTACACGAAGGCGGAACAGTATATGTTGCTCATGCTGGAGGTTGGAGAAAATTATTATTAGACGGAAGCGGTGACGCTATTCCTAATTACACAGATCCATTAAAAACTGTAGCGTATGTTGGAAATATAAATTCATTATCAGATGTAGATACTACTAGCCAAGCACCTCAAACCGGAAACGTCCTAAAATGGGATGGTGCTAAATGGGCACCTGGTATTGACACAGCATCAGGAGGAAGCGGAACTGACGCAGATACTTTAGATGGTTTTGATAGTGCTTACTTTTTAAATTATAATAACCTTAATAGTAAACCTACTATCCCGTCAGCAATTACTGATCTTGGAATATCAGATGGTAGTAGCGGACAAGTGTTAACTACTAATGGTAGTGGTGGATTTACTTTTACAACTATAAGTGCAGGTGGTAGTCAAAATTTATTTGCTACTGTTGATGGAGATACAGGATCAACAACAGCTAATTCACAAACAGATACATTGACTATAGCAGGTGGTGCTAATATTTCAACAACTGTAATTGGTGATACACTAACAGTAGCTTATACAGGTTCACCTAACTCAGGTGAAGAAAACCAATTTGCTTTTAGTAATGTTCAGTCTGATTCAGGATTAGCACAAGCTGATTCAAAAACAGACACACTTACAATAGCTGGCGGTACAAACATCACAACAGCAGTATCGGGAGATACAGTTACAATTAACTATTCAGGATCAAATGGCTTCGGCGATCTAGGTGACGTTACTATTACTTCACCTGCTACAGGAGCAGTGGTAGCTTGGAATGGTAGTGCTTGGATTGATGTACCACAAACAGTAGACAGAATTGCTTATCAAGCAATTACTAGATTAAGAGTATACGCTGATTCATTCAACGGATACAAATTTGACCAATATGGAAATACAGAAGATCCGATCATTTATGCTATTAATGGAACAACTATTGCGTTTGATCTTAATGACAGTTCAATGGGAAGTCATCCATTTAAAATTCAAACAAGTGGCGGAACAGATTACAGCGAAGGATTAATTCACGTAGCAACTAACGGTACAGAATCAACAGGATCATCAGCACAAGGTAAAACATCAGGAACGCTTTATTGGAAAATTCCATCAGCGATAAGTGGAAACTATGCTTACCAATGTGCCAGCCATGGTGCTATGAGAGGTACAATTACTGTCAAGCAAATTAGTGCTATATAAGGATAAAGAATGACAACTGTTATAAATGAAAAGTTCCAGGCACAAAACGGATTTGAAAGTCCTAATTTTACTGTTGATACAGCAGGAAAAATTACTGCCCCTGTAATTGATGTAAAATCAATTTTACTTAACGGAACACAGTTTGTTCAATATGTACCGCCAGAAGATGACGGCGGTGATGATACCGGGACTACGGTATCTAATAGCTTTGAAAGTTTAGCAGTGACGGGTGGTGTGTTTAAAGTAACATACCAAAATAATACTGTATTGTCAGTAGTCAATGGTAGAGTTACAATTAACAGTCAGGGTGTTCCAGGAAATATTGATAATGTTGACATAGGTTATAATGTACCTGTACAAATTAAAGCATATGGCATTGATATGACAAATGCTCCTGATAGTACAGCAAGTATAATCAATTTAAACGGAACACAAGTTAGTGGCGACTTGAATATGGCTGATAATGTAGTATTAGAAAAAGATCCGTCAGCAACTAAACACGCAACTAGAAAAGGATATGTAGACGCTACGGCAACGGCCTTAGCAGTGGCATTTGGAGCATAAAATATGGCAAAGAAAAAGATTCAAGAATATAAGTTTTATCCGGG